GGCGTCATGCCCTCTACGCACAGGCTGCACGCTAAAATGCGATTGATTTCAGCGGCACGCCAGAGCGGGTCTTGCTCGCTCTTGGTTTGCATGATGGCCCGTCGATATTCTGATGTCTGCATCCTACGGAAGTGCAACGCCGAAAGCTCACCTGCGCTCAGTTTGCGAGGATATGACAGAATTATTTCGTAGGTTTCTTCGCTCATCCGTTGATGATCTCCCTGATGCCAGCCCACTGATCAACGCCGTTGACGCGGCAGACGTTGTTTTCTAGGTCGATGTAGATCGTTTCCTGCCCGCCGATACGGCGCTCGTAGAATAGAACCTGAACGGTAAAGGTCCACGTCCGCTTGTCCCCCGGCTTGGATGCGGCTTCGTCAAAGCCAGACACCCGCCCGCGAATCTTCGCACTGTCGGCTGTCGAGGTTCCGTCGAGGCTTTCCAGCGCCCCGCGGAACTCCAGCTTGGTAGCGTTCGCAGCGCGTAGCCCCCACTGCGCGAGGATGTCGCGGATTGCAGAGGATGTCACAAAAGACGCCTCCAGCTTCTCGATGCTCATCGGGATGCTGACTGGGCCTCCCATGCCTGCCCCCTGGTATTCCTCGTCCTTGGTGGTCAGCTTGGGCAGCGTCACTTCGTCAATCTGGCCGATGTAGGAGCCGTCATTGATGAAGAGTGCGCAATTTTTGAGAATGTGTGATGCAATTGCCATGTGATTTTCTCCGGTTATGCGGACAATTCGGCGAGTCCGTCAGTCGAGTAAACCTGCCTGAAGGTGATCTGCTCGGCGATGAAGCTCGGTGTGAAGTAAAAGTCGAAGTAAACCTTGCCAGCCGCGATGTTTGCAGGTGTGTTCAGCTCGGTATTCGGAACGCAACAGTTGATAAGCGAGCCGACGTTCTGCGTGCCTGTCAGGGCACCAAGTGAAATCAGCGTACGCATGTATGCATTGACGCCATCCGCGACTGCGGTCAGATAGCCGCGTGTGATATTGCGATCCACGGCCCAGAGGTGATTGTCCTGCACGGTCTGCGCGAGGATGTCAGCGATGCGGGCCACGTTTGCGAAGGCGTAACGCGAATCGCTGGACAGCGTTCGGCTGCCCCACGTCCGGTATCCGTTCTCATTGATGATCGTCGCCACATTACCCGCGTTGAGCAAGTTCGCCTCGCTTGTCGTGTCGCCCATCGCAAAGTCGATTGCGCGGGAGGTTCCGATGATGCCGTTGATCGGCTTGTTGGACACCGACACCCAAAAGCCTTGGTCGTTGTCAACACCTGCCTGAATGCCTGCGAAGACGCTGGACGGGGCCTCGGTCATGGTGCCTGCAAATCGAGATACCTTGATCCACGGGTCGCAGAGCGTAACGCGGCGGCTGTCGAAATTGCCACCGTAAGCGATCGCCGCGCTGCTTGTCGAGTTCGGTCCGTCGGCAAATATCATGCCGCGCAGTTTGGTTGCGACGGTGATGAAATTGGTGAGAACGGACTGATTCTGCGTGAAGCCTGGCGCGATGAGAATGCGCGGAGTGTACCCCGTGATGCTCTTGGCCTTGAGCAGAGCGTAAACGCCAGTGCGGGCCACGAGGTCGCCCGCAACCGCCGTGATTGTCTCCGCGTCTGCGTCGTTGGTCGTCTGCGCCACGCGCACCACGACAAGCACCGCATCAGCCTGATTCCAGACGTTCGAGATCGCGTTGTAGAGCGATCCTGCAACGCCGAGGCGGGCTGCATCTCCGCTTCCGGGCGTCACAAGCACGGGCGTGTCGAGAGGGAATGCTTCGTCCTCACCACCCGAAAGGAACTTTTCCGTGCTCGCGGCAACGAGTCCGGGGCCGCCGGAAGTCGTCTCGATGAGCGCGGCAATGTCCGTGTCGTCGTCGAGCGCGGACTTGATAAGCGCGGCGGTCGAGGTTGCGACCTTTTCGCTGTCTGTCGCAAGGCTGATCGTGATTTTCTTGCCTGCGAGCGAGACCGCAAGCTCCTGCGAGGCCGCGTCCGGCTTGACGATCGCAACGGAAATGTCGTTGCCCGTCGCGTCCACCGCAACCGCCGTGAAAGTGAGAGCCGACGTGCTTGAACCGATGGTGAGCGTCGCCGCAGTCCCTGCTTCAGACGCGGGGGCCGTGCCGACGATGCCGATGATGGAGGTCGATGCTGTCCTGATGCTGCGTGAGCCGGTATCGACCTCTTCGACCCGGACACCGTGGTTATATGTTTCGCTCATTTTTCGTTATCCTGATGTTCAGGGGTTGATTTGCAAGTAGATTTTCACGCCTCGCGATGGCGCGGCTCAAGGCGGGTCACGCGTCGATCAAGATCGCGCGTCTGCGCGTATAGCTCGCCAACGCTGGCTTTTTGCTCGATGATCGAGCCTTGCAGGGCTTGGACGGTTGAGCGCAGCTCTGCTAGCGTGGCGTTGAGCTTTGAGAGTAGGGCTGCACCGCCCAAGAGTAGCGGGATCAAGAGGGCTTCGAGAAGCAGGCGGATGATGTCGGACGATTCCATGTTACGCGGTCCTTTCCCAGACGTATTTGACGATGGTCGGCTGGATATTCGAGATCGGCGTCGCACTGCCGACGCTGCCGGTCGATGCGTCCGGAATGGTCGTGGCGTGCGTGTGCGTCGAGGAGGTTCCCGTCGTCGAGTCGAGAAATAAAAATAAAGTATTATCGGAATCCGTGGCGTTGGAACCTAGCTTGCCGTTGTAGTTTGTCGGCATTGACTCCTTGTAGGTCGCCGATGATACGCTTGCCGGTTTCTCGGCATAGTATCTATCGCGGTAAAAATGCGTGTGCGCGCCCGATGCCGATGATGTAATCGACTGCCCCGCGATGCTGTGAGCGTGCGCTGGAAGGTTGGCTTCGGCAAGCGTCGTTGTCTTTGACCCGACCGCCGCGTTGAGCGTACCAAAATCGGAATCGCCGGACGCCAAGCCAACAACCACTTTGCCCGCGATTGCCGACCAGGTGCCGAATCCGTAGAGCGTTGCCGGATTCGTCGCGACGCCCAGCGTGACAACAAAGCCCACTGGCATCATTGCTTGCATCGCCGCAAGCACGATCTCATTGCGCCCGGCTCCGCCCGTGCCAAGCCCGATGTTCGTGCGGGCGTTCGACTGCGGAGTTGTCCCTGCGTCGGCGATCTCAGACAGCGCGTTTGCGGTGCGCAGGAACGTCTGCGGGGAGGCAGGCTCGTTTTGCGCGATCAAAATGGTATGCCCTGCTGTCGCGCCGGTGTCCAGTGTGACTACGGTTTCGCTAGTAGCCGTCCACTCGCTTGGTGCAAGCCTCTCAAGGGTTGCCGCCGTCGCTCCGATGTAAACCGCAGCGCCGTCCGTCGTGCATGTCGCAAGATTGACAACCGTCTGGCCAGCCGAAAGCGTCTGCGTCTCCTGTATCACGTCCACGATTACGTTTGCGTCGCCAGAATCAATCCACTCCGTATCACCGTCAGCGTTTGACCGCTTGGCAAGCACCTGCCCCGTCGTGCCGCCGGGAATCTGGACCGCGATGCCGTAGTTGTCGATGACCCACTGCCGAGAGGCGAGAAGGATTGACGGGTCGATTTCGACCGTCACGGCCGATGCGTTGCCCACGTCAAAAACCACGCGCTGAACGTGCTCAACTGCTCCGTTTTCTGTGGTCGGTTTCGGCAGGTCGGGCGTCGCGCCGACGGCTATCAGAACTCCGTCCGTGTCAAACACGCCGAATTCTCTGATTGTATAGCCGCCGTCATCGAGCGGGAAAAGAGCTTCGCAGGTCGCCTGTGTGCCGACGTAGGTCAGGCTGGAAATGGCCTGCACAGATGTGGCACGGACAAGGGCAGTCTGCGTGGCGGATGGCGTCGTAGGGTTGCCGTTGCCGTCGCCCACGGCGATTGTCGCGAGGCTGACTGTTGTCGAATTGGCGATGGCCGCAGCTATTTTCGCAAGGCCTTGGTTCGTCAGCAGTGCTGGATATGTGATGGTTTCGGCCATTTATGCCCTCCCCCAAGAGAGACGGTTGGTGATGGTCCATGAGTCCGTCGCGGGCTTGGTTACCCCAGCGTCGAACGCGAAGACCGCAGCCGAAGGTGAACTAAACCCTTCGTATGAAGCAATATAAAATCCGTGTAACGTAGCAGCTGGATAGTCTGAAGCAGGTATAGTGAAAACCCTGTCGAGGTAATGGTTTCCCGCGACATAATCTTCTGTAGCGTGGGTATATCTGGCTACCCCCGTAGGCAGTCCGGTTACTCTCTGAACCGACGACAAATCAACTGATGATGTCAGAACTCGGCAACAGTTGATAGTTATCCCACCCAAACTCTCTTTTCCCTCAAGCAAATACGGGTATGATGTCACGTGACTTGGGTCAGTTACCCTCTCCCGGTACAGCATGCCACTCCCTGGAAAAGCGTTATCTTCTCCATAATCGCAAGCCATTTTCTTGCCCGGAACAGACACCCCTGCGATGCTGATTGTGTGCGCCACAGCAGTGCGGAAAAACGGGAAGGTCAGCTCAAGCGTGTATTTCGCAATGAGGTCATAGCCGGTGGGTATTGTCGCGTCGGCGGCCAGCACAATGCGGTTAAAGGCCAGCGTTCCATCTGGACTCACGCCCATTTCGCGAAAGGTTATCGGGTCAGTATCGCTGCCGTAGTAAACGAACGTGGTCCAATACCGAACTTTCTTGGTCGAGTTGGTGTAGTCATAGCCGTTCTCGGTGCCAGAGTAGGTGTTTGTCGCGCCGATCTTGGCCTCAAGCGCGGTGTCCGCAAAAGTCGCAGGGGTCGAGCCTGTTCCGAGCATCAGGTAGGAGAAGCACCCCCACCATGAGCAGGTCGCTGGCTGGTCAAGCCCGATGTCCGTAATGAGGTTGTCGATGCGATCGAAGAGCGGGCGCTCTTTGCCGTCGGAGCGGCGGCGCAAACGTATGTCTGAAAAGTAGCCTTTGAGCTTGATGTCTGTGTTATTCACTTGTCACCTCCACTGAGAATGTTAAATCGCATGTCATCGCCTCGGTTTGTGGGTCGGCGATGTAGCCGTCTGTGACAGACGTAACGGGGTAGGCTAGGTCGCATGTCAAACTTTCCGTTTGTGGGTCGGCGATATAGCCATCTGTAACAGATTCTACGAAGTGGTATAGTTCGCATTCAATCAAATTGACTCTCTCTACTGTAACAGTTTTTTCAGTGTCGTTTTGCACACCGTCCCAGTCTTGTATCTCAAACACATAAACGCCAGCGTCCGCCGTCACCGTTTGCGCCCGGTAGTGCGCAACCCCGATGTGCAGACCTGCCTCGCCGGTCAGCGTCGAACGCACGGCCAGAAGGTGCGACCGAGCGTTCTTGTTGGCAAGCGCCACGCGCCGCGCCGCAGCGTAAGTTTCTCCTGTCAGAGGCCCTGTCTGGTTCAAGTTGAACGCCAGCCGAAACGTGAACGGGATACCGGTATCCTCATCAACTACGACTTCGTAACCGAGGGCCGCCAATGCTCGCTTGAGCGCCCCAATGGTCCCCTTGCGCTTGTGCGTCGCTACGCTTGCCGCGATAACCGCACGTTTTTGCGCCTCCGTCCAAGTCTCGGACCATTCGTCAACGTGGAGTGCCTGTGCCAGCCAAGGCAGCGTTGCCGCAGGGCAGGTCTCAGGATTCCAGAGCGCAAGCATCTTTGCCGTTACACCAAGGCCGGAAACGCGGGCAGCGCAACGGGACAGCGCCTTTTCGAGCTGGGTCGCATTCGGCGGCAGAAGTGTCACGCTGTCGCTCATTCGGCTTCGCCTCCGTTGGTCAGCGTGATGCCAGTGCAAAATGCAATCTGCGTATCGCTTGGCGACACGTTTGCGGCGGGAAGCGTAATTTCGACGTGCGACACGCCGGTCTGATGCAGGGCCTTGCTGATGCCGGACCGTGCGACGATTGTGCCGATCTTTCGGCAGCTCAAAATATATGCATTTAGGGCCGTTTCGGCAGCCTCAAGCACGGTTTCGGCATCAGGTCCGGGTAGAAAGTATAGGGTCGCGGAGATCGAGTATTCGACAGTTGTCGCCGCCGCGACCGTCACGGTATCGGTCAACGGTCTCACGTCTTCGTCGTTCAGCGCGGCGGACACGGCGGCGATCAAGTCGCTGTCGGGTGTGCCTTGCGGGTTTTCCTCGGTAGTCTCGGCGATGATTGAGACT